GTAATATTAATTGTAGAATATTCGGAGTTAAATGATACATTACCCGAATCGAGAGTAATAACAGATCCAACAATATAAGAAGACGATCCAGAAATTTCATCAATTCTTACGGAATAATCATCATCACTGTAAGGTTTAAATACAGCATATTCATCTAAGTTATTAGTTCCACCGATAGAAGATGGAGCATCATAATCAGCAAGATCGATATCAAATGTTCCAGGAGTCGTATTTTCTACTTGTGCAAATCTATATCCAAGAATCTCATTGGTATCTGCAGGAATTGGACCTGTAATACCATAAGTACTCTGCTCGTTAAATTGTTCGGTAGTTAAACGACCAGTATTTAAATCATTCGACCATTCGTTATTATTTACTGCAAGATAAATGTAATTATTTTCAGCATCAATTTTAGTAATGTAACCACTATTAACAAAGCTAGAACCATTTTTGAGAACCAACTTAGATTTGAGTGTAAAGTTGAAAGACTGATTAATGGTAAGTCTTTGAACGTTATCAATTTTTGTTGTGGGAGTTACCTTAAAGTAATAACGATCTTTAACAACTGCAGTTACCTTCAGTTTTTGAGAACCTGGTGAAGGAACAGTTGCAGTTCTAGAACTCCATACATCCTGAGTATAAGTCAATGTCTCAGAGTCTTGAGTCATTGTAGTTGTCGCATCATCAAAATCGAGTGACTGCAAACCAGCAGCACCCAAATCATAACCGTTAGTATTAACAGTTAAAGTAGATCCTGTTACAGGAGTAACAGCAGTTCTTGTAAAGGCAATACCAGTATTGGTTTGAGTTGCTGTATCGCCAAGTCTTGCAGCATCAGCATCTTTATCCACCTTAATACCAAAACCAGCATAATCAATGTAATCATAACGATTAAGATAATCGGTAAACCAATTATCATCTGTCCAATCATAATCGATAGCAAAATCATCGGCACTAGGAAGAACAGTAACATCACTAGGAACAGTTGGAGTAACTGCTCTATTTCTTAAACGTAAATTATCAAGAATATATTGACCCTGCTCATCTACACGGAAAGTTCCTGTAGTTCCATCTCTACCAGAAACTTGACCGATAAGAAGATCTTTATCCTCAAAGTCAGTATCTGCAAGAGTTGCAGTGATTACTGAAATACCATTAACATATACATTAAATGCATTTCCAGATTTTCTCAATCCAATGAACTGCCAAGTATCGTCAGCAAACATTGTAGTTTGTGTGGACTTAACTGCTGTTCCAGAATTAATTGAAG